AGAGCTTGCGGAGTGGCAAACCAAGGTAGCGCAAGAGGAAAACAAGGGCGTTGGAAAGCGTATGCCCGTCGAGCCAGCCTACTCATGCCCCAAGTGCGCCGCCAAACTTCGCCACGATCACGCCAACGGCGCGCTTGTCGAATTCACCCCGCCGCCGATCGTTACCGATCCGTCAGACCCTGGAAGGCTTGCCGAGTGCCAGCGCGCCCGCGATTTGCTGGCACGATCGGTGGAAAACGACAAGCGCGACCGTGCCGCCGCCGACATCGCCGCTCGCACCCTGGCCGAAATCGAAGACGCACAAAGCGACCCCGCACCAGCGCCGGAAGAAATAGACGCCAAGAAATCGAAGCTCGCCGAACTGCGCAATGAGTCCGTGCGCGTCGCTGGCGTCGTCAAGTCGCTGGAAGACAACGAGCGCCTCGCTTCGCGTGCCGACGAGAAGACCGTTGATGCATCTCGACATCGCGCCGACGTAGCGCAGTGGGAAGTCATCGCCGACGCGCTGTCACCGAGCGGGATCCCCGGCGATATGCTTTCCGAGGCCCTTGGGCCGATCAACGACCGGCTGGCGAGATCGTCGAACGAGTCTCAGTGGTTGCGCGTTGGCATCGATGCAGACATGAGCATTGTCGCCGATGGCGTTCGGCCCTACGAATTGCTCTCGGAATCCGAGCGCTGGCGAGCCGACGCCATGATCGCCGAAGCCATCAGCCACCTGTCGGGCGTCAATCTGCTGGTGCTCGATCGCGTTGACGTCCTTGATCTGGCCGGCCGCGAGGATCTGCTGTACTGGCTGGATGAGTTGGCAACCGCTGGCCAGATGGACACCGCACTGCTGTTCGCCACACTCAAAGCGCTGCCGTCGTCATTGCCGCCAAATGTCGGTGCAGTCTGGATCGAGAACGGCGTCACCGGGAGGCCAGAATGACCGCCACGACAGAAGAAGTCACAGACCGGGTTGAAACGCTGATCCTGATGGCGCTTGACGCCAATCACACGCACCAATGCCGCACGACCCCGGTACTGCGAAACAGGACAAGCAAAACCAGCAGTACTGTGCTGGAAATCCACGACCAGGGCGACGCCCTGCCATTCGAAACGATGCGTCCGGATTCGGCGTACACGCACGACCTTGTGGACGGCAGGCTGTTCGCCACGCACCACACCAGCCTTGCGGCGCATCCGGCGGAAGTGCTCGGTGACGAAGCAGAGATCGCGCTGTTCAGCGAGCGCGACATGCTTTTCAAGTGGCGAGGATTTCGACGGCTATCACGGCCGCCGAAAGGTCTGGCATACCTGGGGACGGCTACGCACTGGTACGAGATGCACCAGCGGATTGTTTCGCAGGCCGGGCATGGCACCTACACCAAGCGCGTTATCCCGATCGATCGTGCTGGCAACCCTCTGCCAGCAACGTACCACGGGCACGTGATCTGCATGCCGGGTGCAGAGGGCATAACGCTGATCCTCTGCGCATCGGTGATCGAAGATGCGCTCAGGGCGAACACGATGCTTGCGCAGGTGAGGGACGCCACCGAGATCAAATTTCCTGTCCCGATCGGGTGCTACAAGTCGGTGTTTGCTGGAAGAGACGGGCCATGGGCGGGAGACAGGCGGAAAGCGATCGTGCATTGGGTTGCCTCGCACCTTCGCCGTTCGCCGCGAGGAACTGAGCACGTTGTGCATGAGCACACCCGCGGGGTGCAGGAATTCACGCTTGATGGGATGCGGGTGCGTCTGTCGCCATGCGCCTGGGGGCGCAACTAACCGAAATCAGGAAAGGATCACAATCATATGAGCACATCGAAGCAAGGGTACAACGGCGCCAGGGCAAAAATCCTGCGCGCGCTATTGGCGGATGGAATGCTGACCGTGAATGAAATCGCAGACGCGGCTGGACTGACGCAGAAACAAGTGCTGGACAACGCCAACCAGGCCAGAGTCTCCGGCCTCGTCAAGTCGGGCCGTGACGACGTGACCAATCTGTTGGGATATCAGATCACTGACGCTGGGCGCGAATGGCTTGCGGCGAACTCCAATACCCATTCCGGATCTGATCCAACTCACAAGGAATCCTTGACAACTGCCGATGCGCCAGCCGATGAAGTTGCCGTCGAGCCAGGGACCACAACGGCAGAAGAAAGCCGGAATTTGTACGCCGTCTCCTGCTCATCAACGGATCTTGCATGCCAGATGATCGCCGAAACGACTTTTGAAGATGCGCAGCAGAAGTGCATTGCACTGGCCTACGAATCTGGCGCAGACGTCACGCTGTGCCGCCTTGTGCCTGCCGGGAAGACCAGAACCATTGTCGCCTTCGTCGAACAATGAGCGTCGCGGGGGACATCACCATGACGACCGTCACGATTCAGGACATCATTCTGGCCGAGGTTGCAAAGTCAGGACCGATCTACACCGACGACCTTGCCAAGGCCGTCGGCCTTCCGAGGCAGCAAGTGGTATGGGGTGCGTCGCACGTCCGCCGGAAAGGGCTGATCAGATCCAACCGGGCAAACATCAACACGCCATGCCGGTACGCGGTTACCAATGCGGGAAGAATCAAGTTGGGAATGCCACCGGTGGAAGAAATTTCCCCGGAAGAAAGACGGCCAAATCCGGATCCTGTTGCCGCCGCGGCGGTTCCGATACCAGAAAACCCGCTTGATCTTGCCTTCCAGATTGAGGCGCTTGCCAAGCTGGCGCAGGATATCGCGGAAGAGAAAGCAAATGCGAGGGTGGCAATCCTGCTAAAGGTCGAGAAAAGCGCTCGGTCGAATGCGATATCGCGCGCACAGACCAAGGCCAAGAATCACTCGGAAACCCTCAAGATTATCTTGTCCACGCCAGGGCTGCGCACCTACGAGATAGCCAAGGCGGCCGGCCGGAATGACTCGACGATTCGCGGGATACTTCGGGAGATGGAGTCAGAAGGCAAGATTCTAAGCATCGGGAACGTGAAGGTTGCGAGATGGGTGGCGGCATGAGCTACGAGCAATTTGTCGCCGGCAAGCTCGGCATCGTCGCCAGCCGTGGCATTGATTCGGAAGTCGAAGGATATGCCCTGTTCCCGCATCAACGCGACCTGACACGATGGGCATTGCGGCGCGGTCGAGCGGCGATCTTTGCTGATACCGGCTTGGGAAAAATGCGCATGGCGATCGCCTGGGCGGATGTCGTCACGCTCACCACCGGCAGGCCCGTAATCATTCTCTGCCCGCTGGCCTGCGCGGCGCAGTTTGTCGCCGAGGGCCTGCTGATGGGAATCGCTGTGACGCATTGCCGCGAGTCGGAAGACGTGCGGCCGGGAATCAACATCATCAATTACGACCGGATCCACAAGCTGGACATGCGCCAGTTCGCCGGGGTTGCGCTTGACGAGTCGTCGATCATCAAACACCACGCCAGCAAGACGCTTGCGCTGCTCATGGCGGCATTTGCCGACACGCCTTACAAGCTCTGCTGCACCGCGACGCCATCGCCGAACGATTGGACCGAGCTAGGCACCCATGCCGAATTCCTCGGGGTACGCAGCCGCGCCGAGATGCTGGCCGAATTCTTCGTGCATGACGGCGGCGATACGTCAGTCTGGCGCCTCAAGGGCCATGCGCGCGCCGTGTTCTGGCGGTGGGTAGCCAGTTGGGGCGCCATGATTCGCTCGCCTGCGGATCTCGGATACGACGCCAGCGCCTACGATCTGCCGCCGCTCACGATCCATCAGCACACGATAGAGATTGAGCACAACCCGATGCACGGCTTGTTTGCAATGGAGGCGCAGACGCTTACGGAGCGCCGGCAGTCGCGGCGCGACAGCATGGCGGATCGCGTCAAAGCGTGCGCCGATCTTGTCAATTACAGCAGCGAACCGTGGATTGTCTGGTGCGACCTGAACCCGGAAGGCGATGCGCTCGAAAAGCAGATCGCCGACTCGGTTCAGGTTGCTGGCGCCGACGACAACGACACCAAAGAGGCGCGCATTGTCGGATTCTGCGCAGGCAAGCATCGCGTGATCGTGTCCAAGGCGAAGATCATGGGATGGGGACTGAACTTCCAGCACTGCCCGAACCAAGCCTTTGTGGGCATCAACGACAGCTACGAGGGGTTCTACCAGGCCGTTCGCCGTAGCTGGCGATTTGGCCAGAAGCGCCCGGTCAACATCCATGTTTTCGCCAGCAACCAAGACGGCGCCGTGGTTGCTAACATCGCCAAGAAGCAAGCCGCAGCGAAAGAGATGGCCGATGCGATGGCCGCAGAAACGCTTGGCGCCGTCCGTGAATCTGTCCTTGGCGCTACAAAAGACAGCAACGAATACGCGCCACAGCGCCGCGTTGAACTGCCTGCATTCCTGCGGAGCGCGGCATGAGCCAGACCAAGCGGCAGTCGCTCATCGAGTCGTGCCTTAACGTGGCCATCGGCTTCGGCGTATCGCTTGCGGCTCAGGCGGTCGTGCTGCCGCTTTTCGATATCAGTGTTGATCTGGCGACAAACCTGTACATCGGCGCCATTTTCACCGCCATATCCATCGCCCGCAGCTATTGCGTGCGGCGGCTTTTCAACCATCTGCACGGAGCAAAATCATGAATTGCCTCGACCAATCTACAGGCGAAAACTACACGCTGATTAATGGTGACTGCATAGAGGCGCTGAAAGGCTTGCCTGCTCAGTCGATTGACTACAGCATCTTCTCGCCGCCTTTTGCCAGCCTCTACACGTACAGCAACAGCCCGCGAGATATGGGCAATTGCCGAACGCATGATGAGTTTTTCGAGCACTTCGGCTACCTGATTAACGAACTGCTGCGCGTGATCAAGCCGGGACGGAATGTATCGTTTCACTGCATGCAGTTTCCTGCCAGCAAAGAGCGCGACGGTTACATCGGACTGAAGGATTTTCGCGGAGATCTGATCCGGTCATTTCAGGCGAAAGGATTCATTTACCACGCAGAGGTTGTCATTTGGAAAGACCCGGTGACGCAAATGCAGCGCACCAAAGCACTCGGATTGCTGCACAAATCGGTGCGGGAAAACTCGGCGATGTGCCGGCAAGGTCTTCCCGACTACCTCATCACGATGCGCGCTCCTGGAGAACAAATTGACCGAGTGAAGCACCCGCACGACAGTTATCCGGTAAGCCTCTGGCAGAAGATAGCCAGCCCGGTATGGATGGATATCGATCCGTCCGATACGCTGCAATACCATAGCGCACGCGAGCACGACGATGAGCGCCACATCTGCCCTCTCCAACTGGAGGTTATCCGTCGCGGAATCGAGCTTTGGACCAATCCCGGCGATGTCGTGCTGTCACCGTTCGCCGGGATCGGCAGCGAGGGACACGTCGCATTGCAGATGGGCCGCAGGTTCGTCGGTGTCGAGCTGAAGGAATCCTACTACCGGCAGGCGGCGCGGAATCTGGAAAACGCGCTGCGAGTGAGCGGCGATTTGTTTGCGGAGGTTTCGGCATGAGCAACGGACCGGAGCTCCAAGTCCCGTACCACGGTGGAATTGATCGCATGACGCTGCGGGATTATTTCGCAGCGATCGCGCTACATGGTCTGCTTGTTGGCAGCAACAACGCGACAAGCGATCTTGTGGAATGGGCATACGAAGCGGCAGACGCCATGATGGCTGAAAGGGCGAAAAGATGAGCTTGCACGACGAAATCCTTGATATCCGTGGAGACACGGAAGAAAACAACGACAAGTACTTCCTTGGACTATGTGACGCCAAGCAAGAGGCCTCCGCGTTGGCGATCAAGGCAGACGCAGAAATCGCCCGCCTGCAATCGCAATTCTGCCCGTCGAAATTCGGCCATCGTCCGGACTGCTGCGGACCAGACATCGATACGCATTGCCTTGGCTGCGCAATGGCCGAAAGCAACAAGGGAGACGAGAAAGTCGCCGCATTGACGATCAAAATCGCCCGCCTGACCGAAAAAAACGCCGTCCTGCGCGATCTGCTGCGGGATTCGCTACCCATAATTGAGAGCGTCGGAGACGGCGATAGGCAATGGTCTGTTGCCGAACGCATCGAGCCGCTCATCAAAGCCGCAATCTACGGTCACCAGGATGGCGGGTTGTTTGACGGGTACGAAAAATGAATGATCTTTTCAAACTGCTGCCATGTCCGTTTTGCGGAGGTCGAGCAGAAATGGACACCATGACACCATTCACCAGCATTTTTACAGGGATGTCAGAAACCGGGATTTCTGCATACTGCACGGATTGCAGCGCCGAGATTATGGTATGCAGGCCTGATGTGCCTGACGTTACGGAGGAAATGGTTGCCGAAATGTGGAATACGAGAGCGCCGAGGACTTGTCTCGCTTGCTGCCGTGATGTGAAAAATATACACAAATATCCAGCAGAGTACGCCGATTACTAACGCATCCTGCGCGAGTCTCGCGCGGCAATGCTCGGCACGAAATACGAAGGGGCAATTGCCGCATAAGCGGCAGCCTCCTGAGAAGTCTTGCGGGCGAGCGACCCCCGCAGGACGCCGCAGCGAGCGCGGAATAGAAAACCTCGATACCTGCCAGCGGGGACCGCGTTGGCGTCCGGCCCGGACATTCTGGACAGGGCAAGCCCGGCAAGCTCAAAAGCCGGGGGAAAGAACTGAGCCGGTCAGCCCTGCTGGCGTACCGAAAACCGCCGAATAAGGGATATGTACTACCAGCCGCCTACGGGCGGCTTTTTTGCGTCACCACTTGACGTGGTCCTTGACCCATAAGGCCGCGCCAAGCAGTGCTGCAGCGATTGGGATCAGGATCTTGAACCCCGACACCATCAATTTGCTGCCGCGCCACAGCAGGATCAATTCGTCAATCGCGGCCTTCGTCTCGCGCTCCTCGGCGATGTGAGTGATGATGCTGTCGTGAGTTGATCTGGCGACCTCCTCGATCGCATCGAGACGAGCATGCAACATCTCTGCCTCTGCCAGCCATGCTAAGCGGCGTTCTTCTCCCTGTTCGTCGATCATGATCAGCAATCCGTCGCGTCGGCGAATTCGGGGATCGTTTTCATAGCCGCATAGGCCGTGGGCAGGACATCTTGCCCGGCGACATACTCAAACGAGAATCCCACCATGGTCAGCGGTTGAGCCTCGCCCGCTGCGCCGTAAATTCCGGCCTCTGCCTGGAACCCTGAGTACTTGCCTCCCATGATCCGATCGATGCGCATATAGGCGTTCGGCAATGTGATTCCTCGAAACGAGACAGATTTGGTAATAGCCATTTGAGACCTTTCAGTTGATCACAAGGAAGTTGACGCGCGTTTCAGCAGTCGGAGCTGCGTTCGCATAGAGTGTGAAACTGCCTGCTGCAGCCACTGCTTGAACGGATTTCATCGTCGCATCGTTGGCGGCAACTGTGGCAATGATGATCGAACTGGTCGTAACCAGAGAGTTGGTGACAACCTTCGACGCATCGGCAGCGGCGAAATTGACAGAACCGGCATTCTTGTTGATCGTCTGTGGTGTCGTCGTTCCGGTTGCGGTCACAGTCTTGCT